AACATCTTCAGGGATCCATTCTTCACTCACAATGAGTTGTTTGATTGTTAAATCTTCATCAAGATAACGACCATGCTCGTTAATATCATGACCTAAAAAGAATAAAGTATCAAAATCACTAGTATATTCATCGCATTTCTTCTTATCTATAGTTACATCTAGAACATCCTTATAAAATTTGATTAAATCATCTAGTGAAACATGTTGATTACAACCCAGTAGATTGTCATCACCCATTATATTAATACTACAATCAAGTGGATTAATACCTTTTGATAAAAGGTAATAGTCAACAAGAAATAAGTTAATTACTGAATCAAGAAAATTAGTAAAAACTGAACCTGACATAACTGATCCAAATTTTTCAATGAAAACTGGTTCACCATAAAGAGAAGTAAACACAGTACCAAAAATATTGAAATCAACAATAGAATCCCATATCCTATGAATATTAGCATTCTTGATATCAATAAATCTTTTAATGAACTGAAATGCAATCATCATTAATTCAGGATTAATTGATTGATCGAACGATTTGATGTCCATTGAGTAAATATGTTTAAAATTGCGAAGGCCTTTAATTCTTAAAGCAAGGTCAGGAAATACGTTGCTAAAACAATAAGAAGTTTGCTTATTATTTTCAAAGAAATCAAAGAATGGTTTAGCAAACATCATTTCAAATAATTGAACCAAATGAGGAAATACATAAATTTGTCTAAATTTAAGTCCTGTTTTTCTCATTTGTGTTCTCCAAGCTAATGTAATTATAAATTGCATTATTTGATTAAAACTTGAATTGTTTAAAATCTGATATGCTTGTGATAAAACATTTTCCTTATTTTCTCTTTTCTTTATGTAATCAGGAAAGCCGGAACTTGTTGTTGAAGGTAATCGTTCTGATGCTTCTTCTAAAGTAGCAGGAACAAATTTTTTACCTTCTAAGCCTAACTGTTTAGTCATGCAAATTAATGCTTGATTAACAATTTTGTAATCCAGACTCAAATCTGGTTTAAACTGAAATGCTTCAGCTGCTTTTGTTCTTTCTGATGCGGCTTGAATATCTATAGGTATTTCATGCTTAAAATCATCAGATGTTTGTCCAAACAATTTTAGGTAAACAGGTTCTAAAATATATGTTGGTAGCCGATGGGCTGAACTCCAAACTAGAGCTCTTGTCCTATTATAATCTTTGGGCTGGATGAAGCCTGCAACATTTCTCAAATGTTTATGAAATTTAGGGGTAAAGTCTTTCCACTTCATAGTTTGTACTCCTTCTTTTCTAACAATGCATCGGGGAATGCATCACGGTTTATGTTCGACTCGAAAGTC